TCGGTGTTGGGGAGGTCTGTGATTCGTTCCGCTCCCCTCCACTGATTATTTTATCTATACTTATCATGGCTCTGACGACTAAACTAAATGCAGTAAATACAATGATCAGTGTTATCGGGGAAGCCCCGGTTAATACACTCGGAGGTACAGCCGTTCCTGTATCAGTCGTTCAAGCAGAAGCAGTCCTCGACGAAACCAGTAGAGCCGTACAGTCAGAGGGTTGGCACTTTAATACGGAGCACGAGTACGTACTTACTCCTGATGCTTCCACGTCTAAGATTAACTTACCAAGCAATACGCTTCGAGTAGACTTAGACCCAGAAATTTATACAGACAGCGATCCAGTACAACGTGGACTTTTGTTATACGACAGAAAGAATCACACGGATGTATGGACTAAGGAGGTTAAAGCCTCCATTACTTTTGAGTTAGCATTTACAGATATGCCTGAGCAGTTCCGTCACTACATAACAGTTAAAGCTGCTCGTATCTTTGCTAATCGATTCTTAGGAAGCAGGGAGATCGAAGGGTTTGCTTTGCGGGATGAGATCGAAGCGAAAGCACGGGCGATTGATAGCGACTCTGAAAATGCAGACAGAACTATCTTTGACCACTACAGCGTACTTAGAGTATTAGACAGATAAGAGATGCCTCTGTTAGTAAACAGTGTACCGAATCTCGCACAGGGCGTATCACAACAGCCTGACAATCTCAGGTTTCCCGGTCAGTGTGACGAACAAATAAACGCTTGGGCTACTGTTGTTGAGGGGTTAGTAAAGAGACCACCTACTACATACACGAAGAAGATAACAACAGATAGTACCGACTCTGATAAGTTATTTACACACTTCGTTAAACGATCTGAACAGAACCAGTACTGTGTGACGGTATCGTTAGGTGGTGTGGGTGTTATCAATGTAGGAGACGGTACAAGTATACCAGTAGCTACAACATCTATAGCAAGTAGTTATCTGAGTTTAGGTTCCTCTGTAACAAATCCATTGGAAGACCTGCGAGCACTGACAGTAGCTGACTATACATTCCTTGTTAATAAGAAGAGGGTGGTGGAGAAAGCTACTAATAGCGAGCAGAAATCAACACCGCCGCCCGACGAAGCTTTAATTGTTGTTAAGTTAGGAGATTACGAGAAAAGTTATAATGTATATATAGACGATCAAGTTGTTAACTTTGACTCTAGTATACCTTATATTGCGGGCCTATCACACACGAACGATCACATACCGGACGGAGGCACAACCGCAGGTACTTATAAATCAGGTACGTCACAGAATGGAGGGATACATGCAGACACAACTCGTATAGCTAAAGATTTAAAACATTTAATTGAAGCACACTTATCTAATACTACAGGAATTTCTTCTGTTAATCTAGTAAGCGGAGGAACTGGATGGTTGGGTGGAAATTCTACAGGCACGACAACTGAAACCTTTGTATTACCACTAGCTCCCGGAGTAACAAGAAATGAAACTATGACGATTGAGGAGAAGTTAGTATTAGAGATTTCTCAACCTACAGCTTCTCCGGCAATAACAAGCACAGCTTTAATAGATTTAAATGTTACTAAAGGTGTTATTGATGGGGTTTCTATTTCTAGGCGAGGTTCAGGCTTTAACCCAGACGATGCCACATACCCTTTAACTTTAACTTTTAAAACTTTAGGTAGGTCTGTACTTGGAGAGGGCGATATAGAGGATGTACCTTGGGTACAAAGACCAAACACGGGGAGCGGACAAAGTTTAACAGCTTCTCTCTCTACTAGAACGGGGTTTGAAGTTACTCACACAGGCTCGCTTATAAAAATAACAAGTGACGACGGACCGTTTAAAGTAAGAGTAGAAGATGGATTAGCTGACCAAGGCATGGGAGTTGTATATAGAGAAGTAAATAGTATTACAGAACTACCAGCTAAGTGTTATAATAACTTTATAGTTAAGGTGATAGGTGATGCTGATATAGACCAAGACGATTACTATGTAAGATTTTCGACGAAAGAAAAGGAAGAGTTTGGAGAAGGTACGTGGGTAGAGACTGTTGGGTTCTTTCAAGACGAATCTCCGGGTAGTTTGATGGAAGGCATAGATACTATGTTAGTAAAAGAAACTATGCCTGTAACTCTTGTTCCATTCTTTAATGGTAACGAGATAAAAGACTTTAGATTACAGACACCTAATGAGCTGTTAATTGTAAAACAAGGATCGGATTACTATCGATTAGATAAAGACCACACAGCAACTAACAGTAATAAGCCGGGAGTAGGTGCTGATTGGGAAGACTTTTGGTCGGAGGTTCCAGACACTACGCAAGGGTACTTAGATTGGGAGTTGGATGTATATTACTACGGCCCTACCGAGAAAACAAGCGGTAGCGGGTGGAGCGGACGATCAGCAGGTGACGACTTTACCAATCCATTCCCGTCATTCGTAGGTAAAACTATACGAGATATATTCTTCTTTAAGAACCGCTTAGGTATACTAACGGATAGCAACATTATCTTCAGTGAAGCTGATGAGTACTTTAACTTCTTCCGTACTACCACACAGCAGCTACTAGACAGTGCAGTTATCGATGTCGGACTGAGCCACACAAAGGTAGCGATCCTTGAACACGCCGTACCATTCCAAGAGAAGCTGATGTTATTCAGTCAAGGCTCACAGTTCGTACTTCGTGGAGCAGATGTGTTATCACCTAAGACGGTAGCTATATCTCCTGTTACTGAGTACGATCTATCAGATGGTATACAACCAGTAGCACTGGGTAACTATATATACTTCCCATTTAAACGGAATGACTTTGAGGGAGTATACGAATACTTTGTAGATAACAATACTGAGACATTTAATGCTGAAGAAATAACACAGCAAGTACCGAAGTATATCACAGCAGATGTACAAAAGATTGTAGGTTCTCAAGCAGAAAATACTATTGTTATGAGTACGACAGCCGATGCTAAGACGTTGTTTGTATATAAGTACTTTTGGTCAAATAAAGAAAAGATACAAAGTGCTTGGATGAAGTTCACCTTTGGTCGTGACATCCGAGGGTTTGATTTTATCGACAGTAACTTGCATTTAATCACAGCAGACAGCGACGGGTTACACTTAGAGAAGCTTACACTTGAAGATGGACTGACAGACGAAGGTTTAGATTATACGTTGTATCTGGATAGTAAAGTGAACGGAGACGATCTTACTGTATCGTTATATAACCCAGCTACTAAAGTTACTCGTGTATCGGGTATACCGTACAATGTAAGCATTAATACAGACGCTACAATCTACACGAAGCTAGGTAATGAACGAGCTTTCACTGTTATAGATTCTAGCACAGTAGATGTTAGTGGTCCTTTAGCTAGTTATGTAACATACGACGGTACTATCTATAAATGCGATACAACACATACATCAACAGCTTCTGACACTCCTGATACAAGCGATAAGTGGAGTACATCATCAGAAGTAATTAGAGCAGTTGAGTGGGGAGCTAATGTATTTTATAACAACGACACATACTTTGTATTAGGTCTGTCGTACAATATGTTGTACAGGTTCTCCGATCAATCATTGAAGCAACCAACAGAGCGTGGCGGAAGAAGTGCTTCTGATTACACCTATCAAACGATTCGTAACGGTAGTATAAACTACGCAGATACTGGACACTTCACTGTTGAAGTAACTCCGAAGTACAGAGATAAGTATAGCTACGCATTCAATCCTGACAGCCTCGGTGCTAACTTAACACTTAACTCTTTTACCCCACAGAACGGTCACTTCCGCTTTCCTATTCAGTGCCAACCAAACGACGCAAAGATAGAAGTTGTTACTGATTCTGCTTTACCAGTTAAGCTATTAGCGGCAGAGTTTGAATCGATGGTTATATCACGCAGTAAAAGATATGGAGCTTAGGATAGATGAAGCACAACCCGATATGGATGCAGTTGATCTGTACGACGACTTGCGGGAGGATGACATGTTAGAGATACTCGGACTTATGCATCACCCACGAGACGCTGTTATTATGTCTTACGCTTGTAGTACAAAATGTTACAGTGTAAAGGATGAGATGAATAACTTATACTGTTCTTTTGGTGTAGCTCCTATCGAAGGTACTAATATCGGAAGTGCTTGGTTATTAGGTACTAGAAGATTACCAAGGATCAAGAAGTTCT